GTACAAGACGATTCGAGATGTGCTACAGCCCCACAACTCTTCGAACGCTTGGACTTCCTCATCAATGTCTTCTAAGGTTGGTGACGATTCAAAGGACCAGACTATGTGACTTCCCTTTTGGAGGACTGCTTTAGTCCAACCAACATCAGTATTAAGTTTCTGTTCGACATCTGATTGACTTTTCCCAGAAATCATAGATGCCAATCTCATCGCCATTGTATGCGCATTGGTATCTGCAGATATGTACAATGTTGGTACATTGGTTTTGAGTGCTAAGGCTAGAGCAAGCGTTGATTTTCCTGCTCCTGGTGCGCCCGCAAACATAGAAACTTCTGAACGTCGTATGATAATCTTGTTCGCTTCAAACGCCTTAAACGAACTAGGAAGGGGTTCTCCGCCGATTGAGGCTCGTCCTACTGAACGTACTAGAGTTCTCATCGTTGCACCCTTTCTAGTTGTTTAAAATGGAAATTGCTCTTGTTCTAGTTGACTGGCTTGCACTGGTCCGCGCCCTGAGGCATCGGACAGACCCACATCGCGTATGGGTTTCCCGTCTTGCTGGAGATTCCCGACTTGTACTTGCGTGGTCCGTGCAGACATACTGGGCCACCCTGCTGCTGCGTAGTCGGAGCGGTAGCGGACGGAGCCTGCGCCTGGGGAGGAGTCGAGTAAGGCGGAGGCGTTGTGCTTGTAGTGGAATCGGTAGTCGACAGGGGGGCTAGGGTACCCGCTCCCTGTAGTTGGCGTTGCGTAGCATGAATCTGCGTAGCATAATCGCCAATTCCTTCAAGGAGAACACTCAACTCATCTGCGCTGTTAGCACGAATGTTGATAAGGTCGCCTGTTGCCAACTTGTAGTTGACTTGTAGTTTCCAGTCTTCAGCCATTTATTTATCCTTCTTAGTAGAGAATTGGCAGTACTCTGTGAGTCCACACATGTACTGACAACTGTTTGTGTTGGGCAAGAATAGCGCAGCCTTACGCGCTTTGTCAAATGTTTCGATGAGGTACTCCATCTTGTCGTAGGTGTACTCGGATAGGTCTACCATCTCGGAGATGTTATTCCCGCGAGACATGTAATACGTCCCCCACTTGACATCGATACCAAAGGTTTCCTTGATGCCCAGTTTGTAGAACGCAAGTTGCAGGTTGCTGGTTGGTGTGCTCTGTGAAGTCTTGAGGTCGACGATAACCAATTCGCCATTGACCTCGAACACGCGGTCGATAATCATCTTGACCTGCACATCCTTGACTACAGGAGTCAGGGCAAGTTCGATTCCTGGGTTGCCATCTGGTGCTTTCCAGATTTTCCAAGCAGGATTGGCTTTACGCCAGTTGATATAACCTTCTACCCATACAGGTCCTTGGTTATTCCAGAAGTTGACATCTTCCTTGTTAGGGTTAGCCTTGGTTGCACGACCGCCAACACGCGCATTGGTTAGGTCGGTATCACCCTTTGAGACGTTCCAGGATTCGGTCCAAAGATTTTGAATATCGCTTATCATAGGTTATCCTTGTCGTATGTTTCGCAGGCAAGGTGGAACGCTGAGCCTCCAACGGACCAGACAGATGGGGCTTCTTCCTTGTTGAGGAGTCTGCCGAGATAGTATTGATACCCACACGTGAGGTAGGTACTGAATGCAGAGTAGGATATATGCTCTGGTAGAGTGTAGTCTTCTAGTTTGATTGACATAATAGGAGTATAAGCCCAGAATGGGCAATTTGTCAATTGTTTTAAATATTTGACAATTGGGAAAATGTGAGTATACTTAGTTATGTAAGTAATTATATATAATATAAAAGCCTTCGGCTTTATATAATATATATGATATAATATATTATATACATAATGGGAGAACTATGTCAAATCTATTGGAAACCTTCTTGGCTACTCTAGCAGGTATCGCAGCATTCTACCTACTAGAAGGCTTGTACTACGAGGTAAAAGCACGCATCCGAGGCAATCAATATGTCAAGTTTGCAGAAGATTTAGAGGACGAATTCTGGGATAGGTAACCTCCAGAAACGACAAAAGAACCCCTCGCCCTAGTGTAATCACTAAGGTAAGGGGTTTTCTTGTCTTAAAAGGGCCTTGGAAGGCTTATTAGGGCTACTTCTTGGTGCCTAGTCCGAACGCGTCATCGTTCTTATCTGCCCATTTGATGGCAGGAGCCACTAGGGCTGCGATAAGGGCTGAGTACTGAGGCGCTAGGTCTGTGAGGAGTTGAACTCCTGAGAACACTGCAACCGCTGCTACTGCCGTAGCCCAAGCCTTGATAGCCTTGACACGTGCTGGGGTGAGGAACTTCTTCATTTTGTCTCCTTCTTTGGCAGTCGTTTCACCGCTGCCTTTGCTTTGTTTACTGTGGTTGCTTTGCCTAGCCATGGAAACCAAGGGGAGGTGTCTTTGCCAGACTCGTCCTTGATTGAAATATGTAAGTGCTTGTTATGTGGGTTAGAACCAGTGTATCGTGACTCGCCGTTCTTCTTGGACCAAATCTTTCCCTGAAAGATGAGGTACTTTACACGGTTATCGGACTGCAACTTCTCGTAGATTTCGAAGCAGTCAATGCCACTGATAGGGTCATGCGTTAGGTCTACTGCGTATCCTGTGTTGTGGTCTGAACTAGGATTCTGGTTGATATGAGCAGCAGAAGGCAGGAGCCCATCTGAGGCTTTCTTGCGGTTGGGACGTAGAGCCGTCGCTTGGCGCAGAACAGCAATTGCAGCAGGTGTGGCTCTCTTGGCTACAGGTTTCATTCATCACTTCCCTCTTTGAATCAGAATCTGGTAAAGAATTTCAACTTTCTCTTCCAACCTAATGACCGAATCTTTTAATGAACTGCCAGAGTTCGGCTTAAGTTCATACAGGTAATGCTTGACTAACCATCTCACAGAACCAGCAAATGCTGATATTACTGCTATGACGGATACTATTAGTCCAGCCCAGTTTGCTGCGGTCATTGATTGCGCTCCTAAGAGTTAGATTGTTCGGACGGTTGCGAGAAGGACTCCACCAAATCCTGAGAATCTTTTGTCGGTGGGTGTTCTATTGATGAATTGCAGTTCCTCAATAATGCCGAGATATGTTTCATTTGTACGGAAGTCCTCTATGCGCACTGTATCGCCATTGTTCTCTAGGCCTTCTAGTTGTAGAAGTCTATCAAATGCCGAACCTTCATGTCCAACTTGGTTGCCCAAGGCGTCTTTTTCTATATCAAAGCACGCAAGAGGTAGTTGCATTAAGCGCTGTCTAGGAAGCGCAGGGAGTGCCTTTAACTGGAATCCAGCAAATGTAGCACCTTTGGTTGAATCAGTTGAAAAACGCTTAATTGTAAACTTAAAGGATAAGTATTGTTGGGAGCCTACTGGGTAGGATATATTCATTTCTGGCGTGAAGTCAGACTCAGCAAAGTTTCCAATTACATAAGATGCGTCACTCTTGTCGATAGATTCGACCACAATGTCGCCAAATGTATTATCTACAACAGCATTTAATGTTTTGAAAATTTTGTTCTCGAGAGTTCCGTATCTAATTTTACCAGTTGTAATAGAACCAGCGCTTGATAAAACAGTGGTAGACTGCACAGCAATTCCATTGCTTCCAGATGTCGTAAATGCTATCTGGTTTGTATTTCCAATAAAATCAACGCTAGTAGCATATCCAGATACTCCACTTAAGTAAGTATCTGTGGCGTAAGCAAAACGCAAGTCCTCTAATTCATTTGCGAGGTCAATTCTGTATAATCCTGGGCATCCGTCAATGCTTCCAGTGACCCATACAAATGTATCTCTAAAGGCAAAATCGAGTCCAGTATTACTCGCTTCAATAATTAATGGACCATAGGTTATGTCTCCCGTGGTTTCTGATATAGCCGCTACACGCACACCCTTGTTCGTACCGACCATTAAGTAACCAAGATAGTATTCAATTTTATTTACAATTTCACCAGTAGGCAATTGTGCCGCAATAACGCCAGAGGTTAAAACTGGCATTGAACCATTGCTAGATAATGTAAACTTGTAAATAGCAGAATTTCCACCAGCATAGCCAGCAGCATAGATAGCAGAACCTGACTCAGATATAGATGTCCAGTTCCAATCAGCATTAGGATGGGAGTAAGCAGCAGTTGGCAATGTGTGAGTTGAACCCTTAGCGCTAGTTAATTCATAAACAGATGCGCCAATGCAAGCAACTAAGCGTTGCTTAACCCATGCTAGTACCACTTTTTCGCTTCCAGTATTGTAGTAACGAGAGTACCCAGCGGCAGGAGTAGAAATAGGGCCTGTATAAATATGGTCATTGTCTGCAATAAAAAGATGAGTTCCATCAGAGGCAACAGCAAGAATAGAAGTATCAAGTGGTTGTGCTATACTAGTTACATCTGTATAGGTGACAGCAGTTCCATCAGCGGTATAATTTTTAATAGTTGTATTTGCTGGAGTCCAGGCAACAATTTTATCGGTCGAACCATCTACAACGGAAATAAGTTTATGTATTCCGCTTGTAACACCAGACATGTTTGATGTTTCTTTTAGCAGGGTAACTTGACCCTTTGTCCAAACATCCACATTTCTCGAATCAGTAAAGCGGTGCGCTACGGTTTCGCCAGCAGATGGGTCATAGAACTTAATCCCACTGCCGTTATGGAAGGACGACTGAGCGCGGACCCACCAGCCAGTAATAGACTGCTCGCCAGGTTCATTCGACTGGTCAATCTGTTGCTTACGGTACTGTGCTGTTTGACGACGGTAAGGAGTCTCGTCAGATGTAAGAAGAAAGAATGGGAGTCCGCCGACGGCAATGTCGTATTCTTCTGCGTTCTGCGCATAACTAACTATACCATCTGGGTTGGATAGTGCATAGGGTATACCTTCGGTGATGTCATCGCCGTATGCCATTTGTTCTCCTTATTGTAGTCAGTTCAACTTGCCTTTTTGATGATTCTTATATGGTGTGCCATCTGTATGTTCTCCGTGAAAGTATCGACGGCCCGATTGGTGTGGTTTGTCTTTATCTACGGTGTCTCTTTCCAAACCCAGACGATTGCTTTCTTCAACATACTCTTTATGCAGTTCTTCGTCATCAATTAATTTTAACTTAAAACTGTCTACAAAAAAGCGCGGTACTGGTATAAATGCTCCGAGAGCGTCACCTTTTTTAACTGATATCTTGTGGTTGGGTACTGTAACCTTAAGATTAAAGGTGAAGTCTCTCTTAATGTTGTCTGCTTCTATGACACCTGTCATTGCAGTGCAACCTTCTATAAAGGAATTAGGTGGCTGCATCGTCATGATATTTACGCCTTCTGGGGCGTGTATGCCAAAGAAGTTTTGAATTGTAATAATACCAGAACCAAAGCCGTTGCTTATAATTTGCTTAGGGCTATCGCATGTGTCAGTAAAAGTTATGTGCGCTGGCCCTAGCCCGCCACCCCATATTACATCAAAGTCCCTGGTGGACTTCACGATAAAGCCATACTGATTCCCGACCGTTAATGGCAAGCAGTAGTAGAAGTGAGAGGTAAACCAATCTCTTTTGCTTTCACCCGCAAGATTCTGGATAATTTCTGTATAAAAACCATCGGTGCCGAGTTGGTGAGGAACGATTGTTAGATAGTTACTCATCCTTGTATTTCCAGAAAGACGCAATAGTATATCTTACGTTTCCTGTAATCTCAGTCACCCCATGCATATGGTTTGTGTCGCCTGGGTGAACAGCCAATTTACCTGACTCTGGAGTAATTTCAATATCATAATCTGGGTAGAAAGTTTTCCCACCCTCATAGTCATCGTTTAAATATACAATTGCCCCAAAAATTCTGTGCTCTAAACCTTTTACTTTTGTGTTTGTCATGTCGTCTGCATGAGGTGGTTGCGACATTCCTGGAAACCATCGACACATGGTTACAATGTCTGGCTCAATGTTCTTTTCCAAAGAATAGTTTGACTTAATAAACTCTTTGGTGCGTTCAGAAATTTCAGTAAGTTTATCCGCAAACTCCTGCCCAAAATGAGTCTTGGCCGTTCTTATGTTAATAACGCGGTCATTCCAGAACTCTATACTAGAAGGTTCCCATTTGTCGGTATTAACTAAAGTATCCAAGAAAAATCTTACCTCGTCTTGATTTAAAAAATTATCATGAGTCTTTGCGTTAAACATATTACCACTTCCCTAATGGACATTTGGATTGCTGAATTTTTGTTTTAACCACCATAAAGCAACCACACTTTTTGCACTGTTTAGTATGTTGAGTAAAATGCTCACAACCCTTACACGTGTCGTACCTGGTGCTTGCCGTTTCATCATCAGCATATTGAGTTTTAGGGTTTAGCAGGTCAAAGACCGTGCTTCCATTCTTTTCTTTATACTCGTCCCATCTTGATTTCATAGACTACATTGGCACAATTCTGCTAAACAAGAATCTCCGTCATGTAAAGCATACTCATCCCAAGACTCTGAATTGTTTAAGAATTCATCACCAACAATGTATTCGTTGTTAACAAAACTTGCTGGGGGAGTCACAAGATGACCTCGTTTATGGCCAAGCAAGTTG